CACGCCTTTTGCGCAAAGTGGAAAGCCCCCTTGATGTCCTGCTTGGTCAGAATATTCTCGATTACACCACCGTAGACAAACTTGACGATGGGCGCATTATCGCGACGCTTCATTACGATACCCATCGCCTTGCGATGGAAGTCCTCCATATCGCCTTCAGACATGTCGCCGACGTAGCGCTTCTTCGAAAGAAGACAGAATGTCTTGAACACCTTATCAAACTCAAAGTCGTGCGGCGCCTTCAGACAGCTGGATACGAGCTGTCCGCCCTCAATGGTCAAGTTCTTCGCGTTTTCTACCGCCTCTGGACCCGAGAGGCGCTCACCCGTAGAGGAGTCCTTCGGGCGCCAACGAATGAAGAGCGAATCTGTATCACCGTAGACCGCCATCGCGTCGCACTCAGGATGACGACCGCCTCCATAGACATCCTCAATAACGGTCTTCGCGTTAATGAGCTGAGTGCGCCCGTACGCCGTCGTAGAGGCAGCTAGGACCATACGCCGAATCTTGCTCGTGCCGGAGCCGAGCTGTCCGTACAGTGAGTTTGCCGTCAGCTTGTAGGCATTCTGCGAAGCATCCAGGAGCGCCTTCCTGAACTCGTCCGTCTCGGTTGCCATCTGCTTTCGGGTTGACTTACGCGCAGAGAGCAGCTTCTGTAGAATCTTCGGAATCGTCGACTTCTCACCGTTGGGCAACTGTGCGAAACAGACCTTGCGCACGCCGTCCTTAATCTTCTCAGGATGCTTGCGCTTATCCTTCGGGTCGTTGATAAGGATGTCGTACTCAATCGTAACATAGCCGGCGGGCTCCACAGACTTTACGGTCGGATGGTGCTGCTTGAGCCAGCGGTTGAACGAGTGAGTCTTCTTGACAATGTAGGAAGTACCCAAGCCGCCATCGGATACTGGTCGCGCTGCGATTTCATGGACGCGCTTTTCAGAGGGCGACAGAGAGGCGTAGAACTGCTCCACTAGCGGATCACGCTCCATCGGGTCAGGTGTAAACTCAGGTAGATTGGCGTATTCGTCAGAGCCCTCAACGAGTACGACAGTTCCGTCGGGCTTATAGTCCTTGACCCAGACAACACTGCTGTGACACATGTTCTCCGAGATGATAGTCGACGGATAGAGCGAAGAGAAGTCTGGTACACCCACGGGGTCGTTATCGAAGTAGATACCGGTGACCGGGTCAAGAACGAATGCACCCTCGTATGTGGGGTCATCAGCAGGCGGCGCGTCATCGTCTTCCTCGGTGGGCAGCGGCGGCGGCGGCGGTTCACGTCCAAAGCCAAACTTGGGCGCAGGTAGCACTTCAACGAGCTGGTCCTCGGCACGGCACTCCTTAAAGACGAGCGACTCGATTTTCACGCCCTGACCCCTCATAAAGATAAAGGATACGGGAACGGAACAGACGTTCGCCATAGCTACCGCGTTGTTTAGAACCTCGAGCTTCATGAAGAGCTCCATCACTAGGTCGCAATCCTGCAAGCAATAGCGCGCAATCTTCGCGCGGTCTGCCGCCGACTTGCGCTGCAGTGCGAAGAGCTCCTTCGGGCTAACATCGTCCTTGACCTGAGCCCAGCGGCTGGGCTTGAGACCGTGCTCAGCCAACTTGGTTGCACCCTGGTGGGCGCGAATAAGTACAGCCTTTGCCTCTACACCGACAATTTCTGCCTTATCCAGAACATGGTCGTTCTCATCATCCATCAGAACGATGAAGCGACCTGTGACGGCACCCTTCGTAGACTTGGTTGGTACGCGAAACACGTCTGGTGTCTCTGTCTCGGTCACTTCGCCAGTGATATTGCCTGACATGAAAGTCGCGGCAACATTGTCCAACGTGTAGGAGTCTAGATTATAGTTGCGCCGAATGTACGGCAACAGGTCTACCTTGAGACGCCCAGGAGAATCGATGATAAACATAGTGTTATCACCCATCGCTGCGCTGCTCAGAAACTTTTCAATGAGTCGCGGCTTGCTTGTGCGTAGGCGTGACCAGCTTTTGAGGCACGAGTTCTTGTTTAGTTCGTACTGCTCATGCTTACCGACAAGTCCAAGTTCTTCCGAGCGCTCGAATAAATAGCGCTCATCAAAACCAAACACGTTGTAGCCAATCATGACATCTGGGTCAGCTGACTTAAGCCACGTATGAAATGCGACAATAACCTGCTTTTCCGTTTCAAACGGATAAACGTGGATAGGAACAGTATTCATCGACGGCGGCGCCACCTTCTCGCGGTCACACGAGTTTAGGACAAAGATGTGCTTAGACTCAGGCTTGTTGTTTCTGTAGAGAACGATGCCGATTTGAATGAGCTCGTCGCCCGCGATTGCGGGAAGACCTAGACTTGATGAAAGGAATTCGTCGAGTCGCGTTAGACGTTCGTCGGGCTTTCCTGTCGTGTCGGTCAGATACTTTTCAAACTCGATGGCATCGCTCTCTTCGAGTTCAACCGCCTTGCGCTTCTTGCGGTCCTTCGTATAGATAGAACTCAACTTGGTGTCCGTAGGCAGTTGCGTAACACCGGCGTTGATAGCGGCAACAATGTTGTTAAGTGCCTCCTGTCCACTCGTAATACCCAGTTCCAGAAGTTCACGTGCCGGCTTTCGCCACGTCTTTTTCGCCTGTGGAAAGTCGCCATGACTGGACATGCACTCAATATCCCACGCCGCGAGAAGCAGTGGTGCCAACGTCAAGCGACTGCGATCACGCTCGATATGCTTCCAATCGCACGCAATACGGATAGATGCGCTAGGGTCATCACTGTCCATATCTTCGTACTTGAACTTGGGGATACGCATCCAACCTGCCGGCTCAAGGTCTTGAATATGAAAGAAACGCAGAACGGGGTCGATATTGGCTTCGTACACCTTGAGAAGTGTAGTTTCACATTCACATCTGGCGCCGCAGTTACAGATATCATCGGTAACTCTGTTAATGCGCAACGGCTTCGGCTCGGAGGTCTCCGTAAGAGTCTTATCCTTCATGCGGCGCCAAATAGCAAGCGATGGAACCTCGACGCGCAGAAAGCGGTGCATTGTGCCGTTATCAAAGTTAAAGAGCTTCTTGTGACGCTCCTCAATCATCTTGACGTGCGACTGAGCTAGCGGTGAATAATGTACACACTTGCGCAACCACTGCTTATAGCGGTCGAGCAGCCTGGGCGACCAGTCTTCAGGAATCTGAACATAGAAATAGGGGCGGAAACCCATAATCTCTACACAAATAGACTTACCGACGTGGTTTACACCAAAGAGAAGAATCTGATACCCCTTCTGCTCGTCGTCGGGTGAGGGCTGCTTCGCATTATACCATTTGCGGCGCTTCTGCTGCGCGGGCTTATGCTCCTCCTCATCGGAACCAAGGTGGTCGTCGTACCCCTTCTGAATCCCCTCATCCGACTGCGTAAGAACGTATTCGTCGCGTGATACGATATCTAAACACTGAAAGACGATACTACCGGTGTCGTCTGCCATTGTTGTATGTTTTGTTGGTCATTTTAAATGGTTCACGGATAAAAGTCAATTTTTGCGGGATTTGCCGCGTGACGACCTTTTCGACGTGGCTTTACGTGTACGGCGCGTATTTGCTACAGCGGCGCGTTTCGGAGGTAGCGCTGATGCGGCACCTAAAAGAAGTGCGGCGGGTCCAGCCTGTTTTAACGCCAGTGACAAAGCCGCATATAGACTACCGCCCTTCATCGCGGGAGGAGCAGAAGCACCGATAACGATATTTTTCACGGTACGCGCAGAAACGTTATTTAGATTACGTTTCGTGTTTTGCGATACAGCGTATGTCATACTAGGGCTTATTAGCTCATTCATCATAGCAGGTTTATCACGAATATTGGGCATAGAATTTGTACCCTTGTACTGCTCTATTTTGCCATTCGGGTAGACCTTGAGGACGCTAGGGTATCCCGGTATATTGGCATTTTTAATAGTAGGCGACTTCTCAACCATATCGTGATGAACCATTGCCATGTTCGCTGTACGTCCCGGTGTAGCCTCCAGCTCCGACCATAACGGCTTATAGGCTTGGCACGGACCGCACCAGTCGGCGTGAACTAGGATAAGTGTCACGGGTCCAATATGGATAGTCTTCTCCAGGTCCTCTATCTCCTCGGGAGACCGCACGGAAATGTTTCCGTTGACCTTCTCTTTGTTATTTGTTTTGCTGCCCATCATGCCGCTTAAGGCTTTGAACATTCTCTCCTACTTTTATGCCTCCTTTTTTTAGAGGAGCCACACATGGCAAAGTCAACCAATCTCTTCATTTACACGCTTCTTGCGCTCGCAGCACTAATTGTGTGCTCTGTTGCGGCTTGGTACTCTACAATGCTACGTAAACACGAAGGATTCGCTTCGGGAGGTTTAGCATTTTTGAGTGGTAACAAAGATAATGAGTGCCCACTGTCTGCTGAACGCAAAGATGACGGTAAAATACACGTTCAACCGCAGAATAGAACCTTCGATACGATGGGTGATTATGTCGCGTGGATTAGCAGCCTTTCAACGGCAGGATCGATGTGTGTTCCCCCGTACGTGAAGGGACCGCGTGAAGCCGATGTAATACAGACGACAACGTCGGCAAATCCCGGTGACCGCGAAATTGGTGGTTCCGGAAAACAGGTGGCTCAACAAAATATATCACAGAATCTATTTACGCGACAGGTTGAAGGTGAAAACACGTACGCGAAAACACCTATCAATAAGTTAGACGATTACGAATACACGCGTATCTTCCAAAATGAAAACTCACCGCGCAGCGAGCTCAGTAAAACCACTGTAAATTCATTAATGGCGAAGAAACAGTGGGACTGGGCTCAGTTACCTTTTAATTCTGAAGACCGTGCGAAAGCGGAGGGGGAGTTTGTGGCGGGTCGCATGGATTCTGCGGAGCGTGACCCTAAGACGGGTGTGTTTTTCAAGAATGTAGAGGGTAGTTCGGTTGTGCCGCCTGACGGGGATGCCGCTGCTATACGTGAGCAGGCGACATTGCAAGCCTACAAGTCGGCTGACGCCGCAGAACTAACACAGCATAATGTGGAAGATGTCGCTCTAATGGTCAAAAAGATGTATGCAGATGACCCGAACTGGGAACCGGTCGTTGAAAAGATAGGTGACCATGAATACCGTGTCACCGAACTCAGACCCAAGGCGCGCAAAGAGAAATATGCGGAGAACCAGGACATGACGATTGAACGCGCCAAGGAAGGTGGCTTAATTCAGGCTCAAGTCGATGTTGAGGGTGGACGCCAAGACCCGTATTTTGATAAACAGGGGGTGCTCGATTATAGCAACGACCGCTTCTGGGAATACAAGGATTTTAAACAGTGGACACCGGGTCTTGAGCGTATGTTCGCGCCGACACTGGACACCACGAACTGGACTTAACCCCGATTAATATTCACATTCGCAAATATTAAATATTTATGAACGAGTAGAAACATGCTAGTCAGTATATTCAGAATGTGTATAAATAAATATTGTACAATCATCCATTAATATGTATGGGGCGTTATGTTTATACCTTTTAATGAAAAAATTGAAATCATCGCCCGCCACAACCGTTATATCAGACCGTCAGCAAAGAACTGATATCTAAAATGCCGAACCACCAGCGTTCCGTCAAGGAGCGCAGCGCCGAGCTGAACGCCTTCCAGCTGCGCATTGCCGCCCGCAAGGCTGAGGCGCACGCCATCTGCCTGGCGAACCGCAAGCCCAAGAAGGAGAAGGTCTTTGACTGGCGTCACGCTGCACCTGAGGAGCGTGACGCCTGGACCAAGGCGAAGGAGCTACGCCTCGCCAACCGCGCGTAAGCATCTCACAAAAAATAAACAAAAACAAAACTTTTTGTTTTTATTTAGACTTTATCTCTGCCTTTTTTAAAATCAGAGATACTTGTTATTTTAGGAAACTTTCACAAAAGATGTGGTTTCGCGAGTTTAGTGAAGGATCGTACTGTCAGACACAGCTTCGCTGCCAAGTGTCAATACGTCCAAAATGATTTTACAATAATTCCAAGTTATTAATGGTTTTATTGTATTTATATACCGCTGGTCGTTTTACACAACCTTACCCGTCCCCAAATAAGTTCAATGAACTTATTCTTTAAGTGTTATTTGATATGAACAGCTGTTCCAAAACCTTCGACACGCTCTTCAATAAAGAGCGATCGTACTGGTCCTAACATACCATTCTTACCACAAATTCTGTAATGTACATGCGGCTCTAAACGATGACCGAGTGGAACCCAGTATGGTTGAGGGCGGCGTACCTGTAATAGTGCTGAACCATCGCTTTCGGCGATAGCTACACCCACGTTCTCAAAGTTACCGTATGCGTCTTGCCAATTTTTTAATGCACCATCTGTTGAGGTACCGGGTTCGGCAGCCCAATAGATAACTTTGTGCCCAATGGGCGCTATAATTCGAACCTTTAGTTCGGCTTTATCTGGTATTTTTTCCTGTAAAGCGGAACAAGGTAGGACTGTTTCACCCAAGAAGGGTAGATACGAATCGCGTGAAATTCCTACGTAAATTGCGCAAAATACTATAAATATAAAAAATAATCTAGAAATTAAAGAATCTTTACCAAACAAGGAAGAAATAACATCAGTCTTAAAAATCGCGACAAAACCCCAGTTAAATCCAGACAGAACTAGGATCAGGATGGCTAATCCATACAACTTTTTCTTTATATACTCTTTTTGCCCCATCCCTATCTAATGTAAAGGTAATTCCCAGAGGACCGCGTCCTCTGGTATTTTATGCTTTTCAATACGGAACATGCTATCAAAATATGGAATCTGCGCCTGCTCCCTTGGAACACAACCCTTTGCGTGGCGCGCAATGTACTTGTAAAGGTCAAAGTCGGGGAATCTCTCAGAATCATCGGGGTTTCGTAGTATATTTTTTCCTTCATCGTCGGTTAACCATAACCAAAGAAGATTATAGAGTTCCGATTTAGTTTCTAAGGTTACGCGATCCTCTTCTTCTGTTAGGATATTGCGCGGCTCTTTTGGCTCGGGTGTATCTTCATACAGTGCATCAAACATAGAAATTGCTAGTCTACATAAATCAAAAGAGGGATTTGGGTTGACGACCGGCTCGCTCTTGTCAAAGTACGGCTCACAGTTGTATTGTCCTGAAGCATCGTTGCCGTCGGCGTATGAGTCCGTTATCAGGAGCTTCTCGCGGTCTTTTAACCAGAAGGAGGCGCGCCCAAAGTCAATTATTTTCATGATGCGACCGTATGTCGGCACCTTGTAGTACTTGGTTCCACCACGGGCGCCCTCCAGTTTATAATACAAATGCGTTTCGCCTGTTCCGCACCACATAATGTTATTCGTGTGTAAATCATTGTGGACAAATCCGTAGTAATACTGCGCAACGGAGAGCGCGGCGATGACCTGGTAGATCCAGGCGGACCAACGCTGCTCCTTAGTTTCAAGCAGGAGCGGGTCTTTCGTGTTCTCTTCAATGTCCAGGAGCGCGTCCATTGTTCCTTCACAGCGTTCGTGAAGGGTCGCCTGGACTGGGAAATTCGTAAATTCGGCAAAATACTCGCATTCGTTCTGAATTTCGGAATCGGCGTCAGAATCATTCTCATGGTCACCGTCATCGGAATCGAGTTTTGAAATTCTAACCGGTGGCTCCGCTAACGATTTTACAGATTCATCCTCGTCTGTCGACGGGCTCTCGGAAACACATTCGGATAGTTCGGAATGTGACCCGCTGGCGATTGACTCCAAATCGTCGCAGTCGATGGCTCCACCCTCTTCGACTATCTCTACTAGCGGCTTCTGGTCTGGGTCATCGCCGACAACACGAATTGTGAAGAGACCGGCTTTCTTATTGCGCTGAAACCACCTCTCATACTTAATGCTCGATATGTCGCTAGTAATATTATACATATATGTATCGGCTCTTGCGTTGAAGGTGCCATAGAATTTGCACCAATGTGGCGATTTGTTTGTTTCTACAAGTCTAGACAACGTCGCCGAACACAATGCATCAATATAGGCTTCGTTATACGGGTCGTGAATCTTGGCTAGTGTATGTTGCCATCCCTGTGTGGACTGAGGAAGGGCGCCGTCCTGGGGTAAAAGATACTCACCCTCCATGAATGCAATTGGTTCAATAAGATGAACGCGCTTAGCAAACAAATTGATGTTTGCTGCTCCTGATACATCACGAAAATTGCCTGAAATGTCTAAAAAATATCCATTCGGACTACCATTAATTGTAAATGATTCCAATGGTGATTGAAGTGACTGATTTTCACCAATTCCTAGTAACGATAGGCATGGTAAAACCTCCTGAACTTTTTGGAATTCGGTAAACTGTGATATTATGGAGGGTTTTAATGTGCGAGACCCCACTGTAGGCATCAGTTCCCGGGGTAAAATCTTGAGTCTCGGCAAGCTCTGTGGAATCGGAGGTGCCTTCTGTTGCTTCGGCTTCTTCGGCTGCTTGCGGGGCTTCGGAGGCATTCGCTTGTAAAATCACGGGATTTGTCCTATCGAGCTTATACGCGGTGTCCGCTAAAATTCCAATTTCAGTCTCTAACGTAGAATTAAGCCGAATGTCCAACCAAATTATTCCGATAGACCCCGTCCCTAGCGGCGGTCGTAGATTGTTCAAATTGGCGCTGCGCAAGTTTGATATGACAAAAATTAAGGACGATAAAGTCGTTGTCTTCATCGGTAAACGTGATACAGGTAAGTCCTTCTTGATTAAAGACTTGCTGTTTCACCACCGTGGTATACCGATAGGCACTGTTATAAGTGGTACTGAATCGGCAAATTCCTTCTATGGTTCTATCATTCCACCGCTGTTCATTCACGAGGAGTTCAATCCGATGATTATTGCGAATGTCCTGAAGAGGCAGAAGACGCTGGCTCAGAAAATCACCAAAGATATTGAAACCCGTGGTACGACCTCGGTGGATCCGCGCACCTTTATGATTATGGATGACTGTTTGTATGATAACCAATGGACGCGCGATAAGTACATTCGTAGTCTATTTATGAACGGTCGTCACTGGAAAATTCTATATATCGTTGCGCTTCAGTACTGTATGGGTATTCCACCCGTTTTACGTACAAATATTGACTATGTGTTTATTTTGCGCGAAAACATCGTCGCAAACAGAAAACGCCTCTATGAGCAATTTGCCGGTATGTTTCCCGATTTTGATTCTTTCTGCCAAATCATGGACCAGTGTACAGAGAACTACGAATGTCTAGTCATCGACAACAATGCCAAATCAAATAAGATTGAGGACCAGGTCTTCTGGTATAAGGCTGCGGCTCACCCCTCTTTTAGAATCGGTGCTCCCGAATTCTGGGCACAGAGACCGGTTGAGGGTGACCAGGGTGAGGACTTTGATGCAAGTAAGACGGGGAAGCGCGCGACTGGACCTATTATTCAGGTTCGTAAATATTAACCTGTAGAATTGTAGATATGCCACGTTACCAAAGAGGAGGCGATGCTGCTATCGCTGCGCCCGTTCCCAAAACAGCCGGAACCGGTGAGCCAAAAGCCAATACTGAACAGCTCAAGCCGAATGCTGCTGTAAATTCTGGCGGAATGAAGACCGGCGGTCTAACCGCTGGACCCTATGCGAACCTCGGTGCTCAGGTTACAAATATTAACGGATATGATATTTTGAAATTTAATATGAGTCCTGGTGCGTCAGTTATAACAAACCAAGAAACTATGTCGTATATGGATGGTGGACTTAGCACTAACGCAACATTAGGTTCTTCCGGCTTTTTTGGTGCTCTTTTGCGTGGCTTGACCGGGTCAAGTGTATTACAGAATGCAGTAACAAATCCTACACAGAATCCTCTCAAAATGATTTTATCACCGCTGCTACAAGGTTCAATTCTTCAAATTGACATCAAGGCTGGTGAGACGTGGCGTTTTGCTGATAAGAGCTTCTTAGCCTGCACGCCCAACCTGAATGTCAGCGGCAATGTTAATATATTTAGTAACTTTCGTCTAATGTTTGTTGGTGAAAATCTAACCTACACTACTATCTCTGCTACACAGGGTGGTGGGACTGTATGGATTTCATCATTCGGTGCCATCGAAAAACACGATGTTGTGATGGGTACGGGTTCTACGGTACCACTCTTTATCAACAATGGATGCTTCCTTGGTATGTTGGATAATAATGGTTCGGTCAATTTCTGGAATGACTATGTGACTGTGGGTACTGCGAACGGGCTCTTTTCGGCTATGTTCACTCAACTTGGATGGATCATGAAGATACAGGATAGCACTCCTCCTCGTAGACCAGGTCCCATAACATGCACGGTGTTCACACAGAGTCTGAACCCTCACAATTTTGAGAAGTATATCGCTCACATTGCGCAACAGGTTGTTAATAAAAGTAGAAACAGCAGCAGTCACAGTTTCCTAACATCCGGTGTAGGACCTGGCGCTTCATCGGCTGCATTGGGTACGGGTGCTGCTTTAGGATTGGGCGCGGCTGCTGTACCTGCTGTCGCCCCAGCAGGTCCATTTCCTGGATTCTTTCCGACAGCGCCGGCTGCTGCTCAGCAGAACTATGCGGCACCTGCTCAGCAAGACTATGCGGCACCTGCTCAGCAGAACTATGCGCCCGCTCAGCAAAATACAGCGCCCGCTCAGCAGAACGCGGCACCGGCACAACAGAACGCTGTATTTGGTGGAACACGCAATAGACGGAATAGGAGAACGCGCAGAAATCGCCGTTAAATAGTATACTTTTTGTTGTTGGTAGTATATAAAATATATTAGCAATATCTTATAGATGGGTAATCTCCTTACAGTAAGTAATTGGAATGCCGAATTACCCGAGGATGGGTCTTCCGATGTCAGCGGTAACGATGTCAGCGGCAACGATGTATCGGGCAATGACGTATCAGGCAATGACGTATCAGGCAACGATGTGTCTGGCAACGACGTATCAGGCAACGACGTATCAGGCAACGATGTGTCTGGCAACGATGTATCTGGCAATAATGTGAATAATAAAGATATAAGTGGTAACGACATCAGTGGTAACAATGTAAAGAATAAAAATAACAATAAACCACACGGTGAAAATAATAAACATAACAATAAATCTAACGGAAATAAACCTGAAGAAGAGAAAAAGAATGATAAATCTGAAGAAGAGAAAAAGGAAGAAGAGAAAAAGGAAGAAGAGAAAAAGAACGAAGAGCATAAACCCGACGAAGAGAAAAAAAATAATAATACTAAACGTAACGTAAAGGGTGGTGGAAAGCGTAGAACACGTAAGAGACGTAGCAAGGCCCGGCGCGCCTAATCGCTTATTTTAATGAAACCCTGTAGGAGATGACGGACCCGGCGCCGCCAATACAAATTTTACAAACAGCCGCGGCTGAACCAAGTTTAGACAAGCTTCTTGCAAACTACCAAGAAAATTTCAGTATGAATATCATAAAGTTTATAATCTACACTGTCATCCAGGGTGTCATTCTTTATTTTGTATTTGCGGGTAGCGGTATCATGGAGGTTACTAAAAACTGGCCTAAATATCGCTGTAATCCAGCCATTATGCCATTTGCGAGTCTCTTTGGCTACGATGCCGCTGAGAACTTTAATTATTGCATGAAGAATATTTTTTCAGCTAATGCCGGCACCGTTCTGGGACCATTATATGGTATCATGGCAAATTTTACAGATGTTGTGGGGACTGTTTCAAACGTTGCTAATTCATTCAGGTATCTCATTGCAAACCTGTTACATGGAATGGAGCGAATGATTAGTTCTTTCCGCGATAGGTTTCGCGATATTCTGTTTACAATCCGACTAAGTTTTATGAAAATTCAGTCGTTGATGGGACGTCTATATTCGACATTCTATGCGGTCATATTCATGGGTCTATCCGCACTAAAAGCCGCTGATAACTTGGCGCACAATGACATTATAATGTTTATTATGGAATTCTGCTTCCTCCCGTCAACACCGATAACAATGGCTGATGGGTCTATTAGACCACTATCTGAAGTTAAGATTGGAGACAGATTGGCTGAAATAAACGGCGAATATCCTGTTGTAACATCGCTATTTGAATTTGCCGGTCAAGAGACTGAAATGGTGCGACTTGGCAGAGACACCGTTGTCAGCGCACGTCACTTTGTATTATATGATAAATTGGGCATCTGGATAGAGGCGCGCGACCACCCTGAAGCCTACCCCGAACCATCGAGCCCTCTCCTGCTCTGTCTAAATACAAGCACACACACGCTGCGTATCGGTGACATAGTATTTAGCGATTACGACGAGACAAGCGACCCTGCTGTCTTGTTGGAAGTCCAATTACACGCGCTTCAAATACTGAACAGACGTGTATACACAAATTTGCCGAAAACAATGAAGGACTACGCTCTTGGACTCAACCCGCATGCAGCTATCCGAATGAAGGACGGCTCTGTAAAGGCTCTATACGAAATCAGAGTTGGCGATTCTATCAAGAGTGGCGGACTTGTTCTCGGTACCGTTAAAGAGAGCTGCTCCGATGTAGTCATGATACCAGGGTTGGCACGTGCACACTATGTCAGCGCATCACAGCTTGTTTGGGACGATATGACAAATATGTGGCGTCGCGCAGCGGAATTCTATCCTAAGAATACAGTGCGACTGGCACAACCGGTAATTTTATTACAACTGGTCACTTCAAATAACATAATTGAATCCGAGGGGCGCGTCTATAGGGACTATCGTGAAATTTCGGATCCTGATATGGAGGATCCGTATAGCTCGCACCTTCATAAAAATTTGAAGGAACCGCTCTCGGTTAGTTAAGACTCAACAAAAATGAACGTTTCCGTAAATGCATCATGGATGAAGGTGCCAACTGCAGACACAGAAGGTGTATTGGGTATTCGAATTATGGGTGATTCACCTATTGCAAGAGCAATTCATATTGGTCTTGTGCTAGATACAAGCGGCTCAATGGAAGGTGAGCGAATCAATGCGGTAAAGCGCACTCTATCTGTGCTGATTGATAGGCTACGGGACGGAGACAAGATTAGCGTAGTAGGATTCTCTAATACTGCTACGCGCCTGTTCAATTCGCATATTATCAGCGCGGCAAATAAGGCTGATGCTATTGCTGCCGTTGATAAACTCGTTGCTGACGGTGGTACGAATATGGAGGCGGGGATTGTAGCATTGGGTGAGATGTTTCAGTCCGCCACAGATAAGCCGAATGCGCTGGTTCTCTTGACTGACGGTCAAGTAAATCAGGGTATTGTAACAACAGCGGGGCTGGCGTCGCTGCTTCGCTCCTATCTAGCGTCGGTGCCTGTCTACACCCTCGGCTACGGTAATGACCATAATGCCGAACTTCTACGCTCTATTTCAGCGCGAACCCAGGCGGCGTACACCTATATCAATAATGAGATTGTCCTGCCCGCCTCTATCGGCGACTTGCTCGGTAGTCTACAGAGTGAGGTGGCTTCCTTAACGACTGTAAAGTTTCCAGCAACGGGTTGGACGTGCCTCGAACTAAATCAGCCTACAGAAGCAGGGCTATATGAGGCAGGTTCGCTTATCGCGGATAAGCCAACATGGATTGTTCTTACTGCGAACTTTGTTAACCGTGATGAAGCGCTATCGTTGAAATACAAGAAGTGTGGCTCTAACGACACAATCACGGTACCAATCGTAATCGACGAAATCCTCAGTATCGTTGAACTGACCGAGCAGTTTCTCCGATGCAAGACCGCTCGCACTCTCGGTGATGTAACCGAGCTGCTCAACTCAGGGAATATCACTCAGGCAATGACGCTTCTCAAAAACTGCTCTGAGCTACTGAATGACGCTACACAGACCACGCTCGTTATCCGTATGAAGGCGCAGATAGAAGAGATGCTAGAAGAGGTTACTCGTGCTCAGACCACTCATCGCACTGGACGTCGGCTTAACTTTGACGCGATGGCTATGCGCGCAGCCAGTACAGCACAGAACTATTCAGCCCAGCGCGGAGTCACGGGTGGGGGTACGGTAGATGCTATCTTCAGTAGTCCCGCCGTGAACCGCGCGCGGACGCAAATGGTTGAGCAGTATACCATTCGCGAAGACCCCGCGCCGGCGGCAAGCCTATAAACGGCGTGCGCATATATAATTTACTATAAAGTGCATCGGTGATTTTGTGCTCCTTGCTTTCATACAGAATAAATGCTCTAAAGGAATCTTGTATACATAAATACACAAATAATGTAGCCATCTACTTTAGGAGAGGAGGTTTTCGCTTAAGGATGTTCTGCATGTAGTCTGGTAATGGAATTAAAATCTATGGCGGATAGAACACGCGAAACGATATCAATTATGCGCAAATTGACAGATTCACTACAATTAGATCCTGAATCGCCAGAAATTGTCGAGCTGCGCCAGCACATGAATACGTATATACGAACTGGTGAGCCGTGGACTGGTGTTATCGACTTCTCGCGTTGGGGGCGCGAAGCACATTGCGTGTTTCCACTTTATAAAAAACAATTGGTTGAAGTTACACTCAAAGCGATTAAGCAAAGTCCGGATTCCAACCATAATCGCCATCAAGAAACTCCTTCAGGAACCAGTTAATTTGTCCATCTTTCTTGTACCGCGCATCACCAAAGTCAATGATATAGATTTTGTTTTTGTATTCGATGAAATTGTAACCCGTAATATCAATATATTCGATTCCTTCGCGCTCAAGCAGAATAAGTAAGATGCTGTGAATTTCCTGCCAAATTCGCTTAGGAATATTCTTGGGGTCGTCGCCGTACTGGTCAGCCAAACAGAGAGCATCTATCTTATCCATTACGAGTTCGTAGCGGTCTGGAAACTTTTTGACTTCATGTATATAGGGTGCGAATCCGTATTTTGCCGCCACTCTCTGCAGCTCAATTTCCTTGTCGATATGAAGCCATGTTCGCTTATCGGTGAAAGGTATACTCTTAGTAAACATTCTTAAGAATGATACTACCTTGTTATTAGTATCATTTTTATCCATTTTAGACGATTAGTAGGCAAAGAGCATTACACCGCGTCCACCAAACACACGGAACACATTCCAAAAAGTAATGTACGAATAGACATTTAAATTAAATTGGTTGCCGTAAATATCTGGATTCATTGTAATTTGCAATTCTTTCTTTGGCAATTTATCAAAATTGGAGGTGCCACGAGGATTATAGGACGGTCCCAATGAACTGTCGTCGCTGGCGCCTGGTGCCAAGCCGAAGGGATATACGTAGAGATAACGATTGAAGAGCGGTGCCTTTCTATAATGTAGAATCGGAAGGAGAGAGCGAAATAAACTGGGTGACTGATTGTGTTGAAAACGAATTAAATTGCTGAACGAAAGCTGTGCGCCGCGAATTGGCTCCGAATAGGCTGTACGAAATGCGGGCTTTGCCTGGTCGCTCGTTGTGACTACTGCGTCGGGCCACCACGGTATATTCCACCATTCAGTGGGCAAAGTTGTATTCGAATGTAGGTCGCGCGTTAGGAGAAACCACGCATTATAAGTTGCGACTTCAGGGCGCTGGCAGCACCAGAAAAGATCTTTCACTGGATTATTATATGGAAGGCGTAGACGAACGTTTTCGGCGCGCTGTGTCTGCTGCATAGGAACAATATAGTGTTGTTCAACACGATAGTCCAATTGTGATGAGCGCAACGCGACGGCTTCTGCCTCCTCTAATGAAATGTATTCGCACAAGAGATAGGTGTCGCCCAATTGTAAATTTGCCGGCATCGTAAAATTTTGGAGAATTTCGCCTGAAATTCCGAAATTTTTGGAGGCGGGTGAAATTGAGTAAATTAAATTTTGTGAATTTGGGTTCGACTTATAAAAGGGTCCACCCAAAAGCGGACTCATAGCATTATTTACGTCGACACCGGGTCTAAATCCTGGATTTCTATCATCTAGACGACTCTCTGTATAATACAATTGACTGACTGGGCGAAATGTGATACTCAGTTGAATTTGGTCAGCGGCAAGAGCATCAATTGGGAGAGCATTAGCATATTCGCCCTGACTAAACCAGAAAGGTAGTGGCACATAATTAATTGCAGTTGAATCGTGCCCAATTGAAGTACTATTGAATCCATTTCCTACGCGATTAATCATACGATTCTTGGAGCGTATCTTTTGTATAGATTCATACAATTCGTCACGCGCCTCCAGAAACAGACCATCCATTCTATCCACGTTAACTCCCCCTATGTCAAATTCTGCTAAACTGATTAGCGCGTGACCTAGTGAATTTGTCCAGCCGTAGGACGGACCCAAAAAGGTACCGGGTTCGCATGCGGCAGCGGCTCGTTGTTGTACCGTGGCTATATCGGGCATCGTTACAACCAACGTAACCTGTGTCAACAATTCGGCTTTTCGCGGAATTGTGCATGTGGCGCGCTGCCCAAAATTTGGCTGCCCGTCAAATTCCACGCGAATCCATTGTGCCGCCCAGCGCGTGGTCTTTTTTAAAACTTTGACGTAATTTTTAATATCGGGTTGCCCTTTTGGTGGCAATGTCCGCGTGTCTTGAAGACCGAAACAGACTACAGAAAGTAGTGTAGCCGGTGATGACATACCTTACTGAGTATACATATATTTAAATAGACTTAAATAGGCGCCGGTGTCTTATACGTAGTTATGCTCCATATTTTTACGTTGGGTACCGATATTAAGAGAATTGCTACTCTAAAAGAGTCAGCTTCTCTATGTGATTATAAAATAAACTATATCATTCCATCTGTATGGCATGGATTTCAAGATAAATTATTGTACGTGCGTGACGCAATTAAAGATATCCCTGCCGACGATATTATTTGTTTTGTAGACGCGTATGACGTTATTGCGTATGGCTCGGAAGAAGAACTTATTTCAAAATTTAAGGAGCACGATTGCGACTTTTTAATTAGTTGTGAAGCAAATTGTTATCCTGGTGAATTCAAAGAACGCCATCCAATTTTGAATACTAAAACTGTATACAAGTACATCAATTCTGGCACCTACATAGGGTATCAATTTGCCGTGTATGACTTTTTAACTTGGAAATCGGTCGATAAAATCGAACAAGATTGTAAACATGGTACAGACCAATACTATCTTATGTGCTACTTTCTTGAAAATTATAAAACTAAAAGAATTATGCTTGACTACGAACAAACGATATTTCAAGTCATGTACGGTATTTCATGGCACGATTTTGAAATTGTGGATGGTAGAGTCTACAATACAATTTTGAAGACTGTGCCATTTTTTCTACATTTCAATGGTGATTCTAACATGACGTATACCGATGTAGATATACTTTCTATATTTGTAGAAAGAACTCAACTAAGTCTTACCACCGGTAAAACGTATACGTTTAAAGAATTTAGTCCAAAACATAATCAATATGGAACATGGCGTCCGCAGCTGCCGAACGTGCAACGTTAAAGGCGATTGCTGAGTCATCCAAGCCACCGACCGCACGTGCTATTCGCATGGCTGCCAAAAACAAGACACGTAAAAATTAATCTGCGAATAAATTATAAAATGCCCAAGCGCTCAGAGTTAACAATTGCGGACATCTCCGAAATGACCTTTCCGGAGTTAGAAAAATTACAGGACAACGACAATGACCACAGTGACTACAAGGACTTTACGGTCATGCGCGCGTTACAAGATAAGATCAGGAAGGACAAGGCGTTTTTCGAGTCCGATGCCTCAGAGAAGACAAAGCAGAGCTATGCGAAAGCCGTTGACGCAAAGGATGAAAAGCTGATTAAGATTATCATTGATGCGTGGTACAAGAAGCACAAGGATCACTTCAATGCCGAACGTGAGGAGAAGAACCGCATGAATGCGGAAATTCAGCGCATTCGCAACCGAAGTGTGAAGAACAACGCGGCGCGTGCGGCGCAGAAGCAGGCACAGGCTAACTTCGCGGCTCGTACAAACATGAAGAACCTCAAGGATATGAACACCTGCGCTGAGCTGGAGAAGGGTCTGGAGGATGTGTATGCAGAGCTTATGTTATATAAGCCTGTATCGAATGACGATATGTTCTTACATTATTTGGAGGGCATCAAGGATGGCGTCCAGGGCTACGTAGATGATGTCAAGTCTGGCAAGAGTCTAATCGTCAAGAGTTTCACCTGGGCGCTTGACCACACCATCAATGATGCCCTGGACTCACACATGACCAGTGCTCGTCTGGGTGAGAAGTCAGCATGGGGCAAGAGCGACAGAATGATTGAATATATTCTTACCAAGAAGTTCAAGCCACTTGTCATGAAGCTCATAGAGGCGTGTAAGCCGGCGGCAGGAGGCACCCGTCGCAATCGTCGCAATCGTCGCACAACCCGTAAACACTAAATTTTATTAGGCTACATTGTAACCTTCTAAAAATCAATGGTAGATGGCGTCCACAGCTCACACCGCATCCATAAACGTAGCCCAATTACAGATAGCAATTTCTGGATTGTACGGATTTAATTTGAACCGTAGTTGCCCTGTTTCTTGATAATACTTTGTATCCATGTTTCGTTGTATCACTGTATCAGGCATCGCAATCCAGCCATCGTAGCCTAAGCGGCAGACGATGTTGAGTATGCGTCGGTTCAGATAGAGTGGGTGTTCGCCTGTTGCGTTCTCCTTTTTGAGAAACCCAACCGGAACAATATAGGGAATTTTTCGGTCTACATCTACCTGGAAAAATTGTTCAAGCGCGGCTGTCTCATCCGCTTCTAAACGTGTCTCCTCTTCAATCATTTTAATGATATTTTTATAAGATAGAACAAACAATTTAGGCTGCTTTTTGACTACGTAGGCAGATAGCTTTTTGGAATCACCGCGCGTATAGATATAGGCGCTCATCGCGTCGGCAAAAAATACTGGGACTTTACCAGATGGTATTTTCTTCCCCTTATGGTCGCCGCGGAACATTTGGAGTCCCTCCATTAGTGTAACAACTTGATAGGTGTTGCGACCCGGCTGCTCTATGACATAAACTGGATTGGCGAAATCGTCGGGTGACATTAAGACCGGTGCTGTAGGACTTGTTGGTGGCGTTGCTGCCATCTTATTTATAGCATAGAATTTATCGGATGTACAAGGATCGCCTTTTCTAGGTCGGCTTTGGCAGGATTAATGTAGTTAGCGCCGTCCACATAGATAAGTGCCTTATTGTAGTCGCTACCATAAGACGTTGTATCAAAGGATTTGTAGCCTTGGGGAAAGTAGTTTGAGCCCGCGTCGTTGCGGACGCACTGAGCCGTGTTCAAAATGGCGAGAGTATAGGCTGTGATACCGCCACCTAACAGGATTCGCGTGTCAGTGTGATAGTTTGCCAAGAGCGGGTACTTGAATGTATACCACGTGTCGTTTTCTACATCAAACGAGTCTATTAGCTTTGTGTTTTCCTGTTTACGGTCTCCGTGGCGCACGAAAACTGCATTGGGTTCTTTTGTGTAACACTTGATTCCAACAATAAGTGGATGCATTTCGTTCCAACCGGTATGCTGGAACTTGTGTATGAGACTTTGGAGACCAACCTCAAGGCGAAACTCAAGGTCGGTATCATAGTGTACGGTCGTTTTTACTAGAAGATAGTGAGACAGATTGGGTTCGAGTGGGAGGTGCCGCTTCAGAACTGCGAATTCATCCATTTTGGCTTTTGGTGCCGCCCAGTTTTTTAATTGGCTTTTCAATTTTTGGTGGGATGGCAAAAAATTGAAGAGAAGTTGATTTATTGAGAGTGGAGTCAATTAAAGAACTAAGCTCGGACATAACAAAAAATGTCGTCTTCTTCTTCGTCTTCTGCTACGATGCCGCACGAGTTCATGTGCCCTATCAACCTTGCGGTGATGCGCGATCCCGCGATTGCGCCCGATGGATTCACGTACGAGCGTGTCGCCATTACCGAGTGGCTCATTCAGCACAACGTGTCGCCGATGACGCGCCAGCCGATGGACGCAAGTCAGCTACGGTCGAATCACGCCCTGCGTCAGACGATTGAGCACTGGCTGGATGCACATCCGATGATGGATGCTGTCGCGGCTCCACCGTTCAAGGACGCGCCACTTGCCATCTCTGCGACGC